CACTGGTCAAGGAAATACTTATATCATCTACTCTAGTCTGTAAGTCTTTTTTATATTTTTGTAAAAAATCGGTTATATACATTTATTTAGCATACCTACCGAATCCACCTAAAAAATCAGCCATTTCTTGTTGTGAAAAATCACCTCTTTCAACTGCTCTTGCACCATCTATTATGGTTTGCATAGAAATAGGAACACGAGAAGAGATATCAAAATCAGATCTTAAAGCGTTTATTCCTTGTGCTATGGGAGGAAGAGAAGATATTGCAACTCTTTTCACCTTTTCTGGTTCAGATTTTCCAACTCTAAATTCAGCAGCAGGTAAATTAACACCTGTTAAAACACCACTAGCTGTGTAATCTCTTGGATCATAAGTTTTTTCAAACATCGGACTAAAAGGCTCTAAGGTAAAACCAGTAAAGTCGCTTGCTAGAGCTTCTGCTTCAGTTAAAGGAGTATATGCTTTAGCAGAAGGATCTCTCCCACCAAAAATAGACATGTTAGTTCCTGCAAATACAGGGTTTTGATCTTCTCTCATAACTATATCAACAAAACCAGGAGGAGCTTTTTCTGATGGTCTAGGAGGACCTTGTACTTCTTTTCTCTCTTCTTTTGGATAAGGCGATGATAAAGAGTATCCAAGATTATTTCCTGCTGCTATTTGTTGGTTTTGAAGATCAGCCGCTTGTGCAAGATCAAATATGCCTCTGCTCTTTGCTATGTCTCTTTGTATTTGATTTACTAAAACTGGATCTGGTGGTAAATTTGCTGTTGTTTTATCAACATTCATAAATGCTGGATCTAAATCAGTTTTAGTTATACTGGGAAAAGTACTAGTTTTAAAATCAGGATTAAATCCTATTTCTCTAAGTTGAGCTTCTCTTGATGCCTCTTGTTGCAAATCTTCAATTTTATTTCTTCTGTTTTGTACGACAGATAAAGGTTCTGTTGGATTACCAGAATAGTCAAAAATTGAACTACGAACCATATTACCAAACTGATCAAACTGAGAAGGAGGAAGAGGAGGCCCTTGTAATTTTTTTTGTTCTTCGAATACATCTTCAATTTTACTACCAGCTTTGCTGTTGCTTAAAAAATCAATACCACCCAAGAGTGCATCTAATCCTTTACCCAAAAGACTAGGAATTCCAATTCCAGATTGAGCAATATCTGCTAAATCTTCCTGCATAAATCTTTCTACTGGAGAAAAATACTTTACCTTATCACGAGATCCATCAAAATAAATATCTTGATCGCCATAGTCTACATAATTAGCACCCGTTAATTGTGGTCGTAGATAAGACGGCACTGCTAATCCACCAGTTCCACCCATGTTATTTGTAGGATCTAAACCTCTTGATATATCTAATGCTGCTGCAAAGGTAGGATCATAATTTGACATACCTATTACGTTGGATCTACTAGGTATTCCAGCTTGTGGTTTTGCATATTGATTAGCTATAAATTGTGCCGAACTATCGTCATCGGAACCACGATTAGAACTTTGCATACCTACAGCAGTAGCAAAATTCATATCATCGGTGCTAAAATCGTCTGGACTATATGCCTCGTCAAAACCATCTAGATCGAAATCGTCTTCAGCCACTTACTTGACTCCTCTGAATCCTAGTCCTTGTATCGCTATACCACCACCACGAGAAAAACCTGGGACTCCTCTAGCTTTTAAAACATCTTTTTGTGTGACTTTACCATCACCTGTAATATCTTTGAAAGTACCTCTAGAATTACCTTTAAGAAATTGCTCCATATCATATTCAGTCATCTCATTGAAATCGCCAATAGTGGCTTTTCCCGACTCAATGGCTTTTTCCATTTTTATTTTGTTAACTGTCTTTTTAAAATTTTTAGGTTTTTTCTTTGGCTTTACTACATTAGCCTTACCATTTTTAGCATACACTGGTTTCTTCATTACACTCTCCAAGATTTGCGATCCACCGTCCTTGCGACTGCGACCTTTGTTAATTAAGTTCTTAGCTTGATTCTTAGTTATACCTAAATCATCTGCAAATTGTTTTACTCTAACCATTACATACACAAGTCCTGATAGTTTGTTGAATGAACCCTATGCTTTGATAATTCTCTGTCTTTAGAAACACCAATACGATTACCCGTTCTAAATATCCATTTTAATAATCTAGTCATTATTTTTTCTTTATAACTTTAGTTAATGTTTTTGCTTGTTTTGCATGTAGCTTTGATGCTTTATTCAAACCCTTAATAACTTTTTTTATCTTGCCAATTTTTCTCTTCATTATTTTTTCCTTCTCACCCTACATTCTGGACAAAAATCTCCCTCTGGTAATTCAAAGCCACATTCTGGACATTTGTTAATATACACTATTTCTTCCTTAACATTTTTGCGGCTTGACCTACACCCTTTATACCAAAAGATGCGGATATAGCTATAAATAATAAATATTGATACCATTCTGGTAAAGTGTTTAATACCTCAAATCCATTTCTTACATACTCTGTCATCCCAGGAATGAAGACTAAAATTGCGGGAGCTAAGAGGACACATAACGCAAATTCGTCTTTCCAACTATCCACTGTAGCATCTGCCATCTTGCCTTCCCATGCGACCTCACCTGTTGCAACCTTCTCTGCAACAGAAGCACGAGCTCTAGCCTCTGCGACTTTAGCCTCACCATCTGCTTTTGTTTTAGCAACTTTGTTTTCAAACCAAGTTCCAGCTAAATTAGCTATCGGTCCTATTAACGCTGTGAGCACTTGCACTCCTTCTTAGAAAATCTGCTGTCTATCCAAACTTTACCATAGTATAAGATAAAAAGCCAAATTGTAAATAGTGTTCCTTCTAAGTACGATAAATCATTCCACGCATCTAATATCATGTTTTCCATTTACTTACCTTTCGTTGCATTATTTAAAGAATCAATAACATCGTCAATGTTTGGTTCTTTACCCCAAGGATTATATATACATTTATATTGCTTCGGACACCAACTCTCAATCATCATCTCATATGTTCGATTGTTTCCTTCATAAATGCAAGCCATCTGTTTTGTTTTTGATTTTATTCTTTTTTTTAAACGGCATGTTGTATACTTTTTTTTTTCAATTTTGCCTTGATTCTGTAATTGTTGTTTAGTATAGACTTTTGGTTTGTATTCATATGCATGTGCTTTGTTAAACCAAACAGAAGCAACCAGTAATGCAAAACCACCAACAATACCTGCAACAAGAAGCCATGTGATAGCCTCACCAATCTGTCTTCTCATCTGTTGTTGTTTGTAAACTGTCTCTTGACGTTGTTTTCTGATCTGACCTTCCATCTGCAATAGCTCATCATAAGCTCCAGGGCCATGAGTCATATTCAAAAATACCTTGAGTTCGTACCTTTGTTCCTCAAGTTTCTTTTTTGCAGCGTATGCAGCCATCGCCGCTTCTTCAATAGAACCTGCTTTAAAAAGTTTCCCAAAAAGAGGTGGGTTCTTAGCTTGCTTTTCAGCATTGTCAACATCACTTACGGCTCCCATCCATCTACCAATGTCCCCTGACATTTGTTCAATGTCACGACCAACAGCAAATCCCTGTTTTATTGCAGAAAAAGCTTTCGAGGCAACGCCTACGGCTAATGATATAGTTACTGGATCCATATCCAGATTATATCATAGGTTATTTACCTTTGTTACCCCTGTTAGCCGATGCCATATTGATTCTGTAGATGTTTACATCGTTTCGATCATCAGCAATATTCTCTTGTAGAGACTGTCTTTGTTGAGCTAAATCATAAGCCTGTTGTAACTTGGCTTGATCAATCTGAAAATTCATTTGATCGTTCTGAGCTTTCCTCTGTAACTCAGCCGTATCGTTCTCAAGCTCTTTCTTTCTAATCTCAACTAATGGATCAGTCTGTTGCTGTGGCTGTAGAGAAGGCATTACCTCTTTTAGAATCTCACCAACCTGCTGTGCAATTGCTGCTTCAACAGCATTTGGATCTAGTTGAGGTACAGGTTGACCAGCTAATTGTGCCGCTTTGATTGACTCTTCAAAGAATTTAACCACCTGATCACGAGCCATCATACCAATATGTTCCTGTGTATGAGCCTGTAACATCACAAATGTTTGTGGATTTACCTGTCCAGCTGGAGTTGATAAGAAGGAAATATGTGCTCTGACATGTGCTTCATGATCTTGTTGCTGAAACACCTGTATAGGCATCCCTTTCATAGCATTTCCGTTCTCGGTTGCTGGATCTACAGGCTGTGGTTGCATCGGAGGAGGTAAAATACTATCGATATTCTTAATATCCAACGCATCATACATCCTTCTGTACGCTTCATGCACATTATGTATCTGTGGAGCAGCTTGAGCTAGTTGTAATTGTGTCTGAGCCAGTGATAATCGCTGTGCCATAGAGAAAATGTTCGGATCTGACACTGGAAGTATGTCCACACGACCATCAAAGTCGGCTTGCATCGTTTCTGGAGCCACATTTCCAACAAAATACGGGTATGGAACTGGATTTTCACTAAAAATCTCCGCTAACATGCGAAATTCTTGCTTTTGAGCGTAATGTAAACGCTTATGTATGCTTGAGATGATCTTTGAGCCTTGTTCAATCAACGCAACAGTCGTTCCAACAGGTGCATTTGAGTTTACATCCGCTGTTTTTGCGTCTGCAACCTGTGCAAATCGTCTACCAGAGTCAACAACCACACCCAAAAGCTGTGCTAGTGTGTTAGATGGCTCTTTATATGGAAGAGGAATGATAGAATTTTTTAAATCTCCACCCGGTACATCAATATCTCTAAACTCACCAGGATTCAAAGGATCATCATCGTTACGGATACGAACACCCCTTGCTTTAAAACCAGCTGGTAGATTCGATAATGTACCTGCATCAATTAATTGTCTTAGAATAGAAGTTGCAGCACGAGAAAGACCTCCGATTGTGTGCAGTAACCCGAAACCATAAAATCCAAATCCTGGTAAAAATTTAAAATGTGTAAAATACTGACGTTTCCTCTTTAATGGGTCTTGTTCTCTAAAGTTTCTAGAAATCGATAACACTTTTCCAGACCCTTGATCAAGGGTAACAATATAAGGCAACATAATACCCGAAGGATTCCCCTCCATATCCTTGTCTTCAAAACCCTCCAAGTCCAAGTCAACATGGCATTCCAATAAGGTATAAGAGTCATCAGAATAGTTTGGGCGTAATCCCAACAACTCATCAGCACGCTCTTGGATAGCTCCTTCGTCTTCGCCATCGCTCGCTTCAGATAATTCAACATCTCTATAAACTCCTGCTACTTGTAGTTTGCGAATATCATTATTCGTCATTCTAACTACATGAGTAACCCTCTCCGCTGTTCTTAAATCACTAGCCGAATATGGAACAACCATATCCTCTGCTGGTACAAACTTGGAAACGGCTCTCTGTTTGGTTTCATCAAAATAAATCTTTTTAAACGTAGATCCAGTAAGTGGTAAATAAAATAACATCTGATCAGTATCTTGATCAAACTCCTCCATGATCTCAGTAATCTGATAATTCATGAAATCTTCTACACGCTGTGCCTGTGCCTCAGTCTCCTTGGTCGGAGTTCCTAGAACCTGAGTTTTTACAG